AGGCTGGCACATATGCATCGAATGAAGTGGCAACCACTGGAGTCGGTGAGAAGATGAGTTCCTTGGTATCGGTGTCACGCACATACTCATTGTCGAAGGTATACTCGAGCTGACCATATACCTCATCAGTCATCTGAGTGTACACAACATTCGGTGAATCAGTGTCGGGCTTGTATGTGAGCTTGAGCTTCTTATTTGAGAGGTCTGGGAGGAAGATGAGATTCTGCTCTCTGTCCTTCATTAGTTTCTGCGACCAATCCTTCTCTGCTCCGCTATCATAGTATTCGTCACGATGGCGAAGGATGAGCTTGTTGGGTTGGTCTGTGTCCGTATCAGCATAGAGGTTGTACATCTGGAAGATGGACTTCACATAGTCGCTCTGCTTGATTTTGAGTGGCACATATTGGTTGATGTCCAGGATGCCACCAATCACTTGGATGTTGGCTGTCGGAGTAATCTTGATACGCACCGAGTTGACTATCAGCTCCACGTTTACGGGCAGCGCACCAGTGAATTGGCAGTATCCATTTTGCCATCCCACCACGATGTTGGCTACTTGAGCAGCGGTCAACGTTGCTGGGACAGTTCCATCACTCAAGAGAGCAACACTACCTGTAACAATTCCGCTGGTCAGAGCAGTGACTCCAACTGGAATGATACTGCCCTGGTTGATGACTTGCTCTGCTGATAGATTCGAGTACTGACCATTGTAGCCGAGAATGCTAAATCCAATGACTGGAGTTGCCTTGAATGGTGACAATGAGTTGAGGACAACCGTTGCATTGGTGTTGTCGATTTGGAATTCATAGTCAATCTGATACTCCATGATGTAAGCCTCACCAGCAGCAGCGTTGGTTGAGATGGGCACAGTGAACTCACCAGTTGTTGGATTGAATGAGCCTTGCACGTCAGTGATTTCAGTCCATCCAGTAGCATCTTCTCGGTAGTTGTTCGCAGTGGTTGAAGCAACTGATGCAGTGAATGGAGTATTCTTCTCCTCTTCAACCAAATAATCAGCTGCATCGAATGTGTTGCTGTCCCCGTTGTAAGGAATCAACAGCTTGTCGAAGCGAGCAGATGCCAGGTCACTCCACTCGTATTGGAAGCCAGCGGTGGCGAAGATGCGGTCAAAGTATGTCTTGGCATAGATGGCAGGCTTCATCTGACGCACGTTGTAGATGTTGTCGGTGTCGTATGGCAACACATACTTGAAGCCGTCAGTGATCGTGTTGTCAAATGTTGCCACGATGTCAGCAGCAGTGAAGGTATGGTTGAGGTCAGTGAAGTCAAGAGCAGTCAGCTCCTTGTTGGCGATGGCTGTGAAGAACTCGACCCTCGTATCCTTGACGAGCACCTCGTATTCGACAGCTTGCTCATAGGCATCTGTCTGCTGATTCTTGTTGACAGATAGCAACTGAAGTAGCGCATCTTGCATGATGGGCACATTGTTCTGGATGACGCTGCACTTAGTCAGTGCATTGATGTCGAAGGTGCCAGCTTGGATGTTGACATCATAGTAGTGGTTGAGCAGTTCGTTGTTGTTCTTGCTACCAACCAAAGTGATGGTCTTGGAGAAGGCTCCGCTGCGCTTGGTGAGGTCACGAATGTCCCCGACTGCGAAGTTCAAAGGAAAGACAGTGCCCTCCTTTACATCAAGGAATCCGTTCTCAAGTTGAATTCTAACCATTTATATTATCCTGGTTTGCGAAGCGCACGCTGATTGAGTGGCGCATCAGATTCTTATTGCGTTGGTTGAGCATTTCGTATGCGTTGGTTTCAACGATGACGGGCTGATAGCTGCTGCTCGATGGAGTCAAGTCCTCACCACAAGTGTAGCTCACCGATTTGATGAACACCTGAGGCGATGTCACAAGCTCCTCGAAGTAGGTTGCCATCTCTTGGGTCATCCAGTTTGTGTTGAGCTCCATGCGCTTGATGACGTTTATGTTGAATGTGTTGAAGCCAAAGTCCTCTGTTGTGTAGGTCCACTCATCTGATGCATTGACGTAGCCGACAACATCTCTGTTGTACATATCACGGCTAACATCTCCACGCTCGTATGCACGCAGCTGGAAGGAGAATGATGACCACGAGCCAAGGCGGTCCAGGAACAGCAGCTCATGCTCGCTGATGGATGCACGTCTGTCGATGTAGATGCGGTACTTGACCGAGTCTTGCTGTGGTAGCGTTGAGCCATTACCGAAGAATACATCGTACCATTCAACAGTGTTGTCGATGAGTGCACCAGTGCCGACCAAGGTGCCGTAATTGTTTGGACCAACAGCAACCTGAAGAACGTCATCGAGTGAGGTCGGTGCTTTGTAGAATGAAGCTCCGTTGCTGTTTTGGAATATGATGCGGTCAGTGCCTTTCGGGTTGCGTAGGTTGAGCCATAGGTCTTGACCGAGCGTGCACTGGAATGATGTCGGTTGGTTTGTCAACCATCTTGAAGTGGGTGCGTTGAGCTTGAAGTCGAGGTTGTCGTATGCTGTCCACTCATCCCATCTGAAGGCTCCATTGAATACAGTGTAATCATCGAGCTCAGTGATGTCACGCACGATGGTCTTGCGCTTGTCAGCGTAGCTCACCGAGCCATCGATGGCAGCGCTCGTGATCGTGGACCAGTTGACGTTGACAACGAATGCCGAGCCAGTTGCGCTGACCACGGTGTGTAGTCCTTCGAGCTGTGGGTTGGCAACACCACCATCAGCTTGTGTGATGATGACCTGGTCACCTGGTGCGAATGAGTTGGTCACGTTTATCTGTACGCTGCCACTTGCATTGGTGAGGCTGCTCGTATAGGCTACCTCATAGACATACTCCTCGCCAATCTTGACGTCATAGTTGTAGTACGAATTCGGTGCGCCATAGGTCGCTGTGTTTATGCTGTCGAGGTCCCAGGTCACTTGATTCTGGAGCAGCTTGGAAAGGTCCTCCTCGCCATAGCCAGTGCCGAATGTTGGGAGCGGTTTGTATTCAGCAATCTTGGTTGCAGTGCCAGCAGCATACACATCGAAAATGTACCTGAAGCCAGCCTTCGCTTTGTTGGTTGAGTCAACAATGAACTTGAGCGGGTTGTATGCCGGGCTGAAGTCTTGAGGTGATGCGATAATTGTCTGAGCCATTACTCTGCTGGTGTGTATGTGATTTGTTCAAGCTCAAGCAACTGCTCACGAATCTCGCTGAAGTTAGGGTCATTCAACACCTCGATGCCCACGATAAATCTACCGCTTCCATCTTGTACAAATAGCAGCTCGCTTGCGTTATTCTTGTAGCCGTTTAAGGCTTTGTATTGGTCTTCGTTTGGATGTAGAACTATCATAGTGAAGATTTATAAGTGTTCCAATCGTTGATGAATGCCGTGTGCTCTGAAATCATTGAAGCACCCATTGCATACGCTGCACAAGTGTGCGCTCCGTAGTTAATAGATGCTCGAAGCACCAATTGATTTGCATTATCTACCGCAGCAGATGACTGAACAAATGTACTTCCCGTCGTACTATTGTAGCACGTTACGCTTATTGAACTTGTACGATGAATTGACTTTGTGTTAACCGTTGCGGTGAAGTCAAAAGCAGTTGGCAAACTCAATGCTCCTGAATTTATCCTCTGACTTGTAACCGATGTACGAATCATGCGGTTATTGTTGCTTCCCATAATACCATCAAAAGCAGATACTCCGCTAATTGCGTGAGTAAAGAAGTAGCGAGATGCGTTGTTTTGCGTATACTGCACTCCTTGAGTAGATGGGTTAAAGTTCGTGTCAATGTAGCTGCTCGTGCCGTTACCCATCAAACCACCATTGCTGACAAACGTAGGAGCGTTTACGAGCGTTGATTGATTAGCGTTAGGATTCTTCCAGTTGAGCGTGCCGAAGTCTGCACCACCATCTTGAGCGAACACATAGAACACATCCAGCTTCGCCCATACTCCATCAGCTTTCATGGATACAAGAAGCGTGTTCTGCTTGGCTTGCACCGATGCGCTTGGCAAGGTGTAGCCGAGAGTCGTGGCTCTATTCAAAATGGCTTGGTAGTCAGCATCGAAGCTCTCGCCAACCACGAATGGCAAGCGATTGTAGAGCGAATATCCGTAACCGTACATTATCCAAGAACTAACGCAACTGAACCACTTGCCAACTGCACACCACTGAATTGAAGATTGTTGATCGGGGTGATGATTGCACCAGCTTTGACGGCAGTTCCAGTCGCTGCGATGTATGTCGACTTGACGTCTGTGCCAGCTACCTTGATGGATGTGAAGACAGTGTCCTGAAGCACAACGATGGCATCAATTGTTCTGGTGACTTCTGTTGTGTTGTTGGCAATGTATGTGCCCATATCGGCGACAAGTTCGCCCATTAGATTTGTTCCCATGTTTTTCTTTATATTGCAGAAAGCCAGCCAAATGTTTAGAAGGCGAAATATGAGTCATCTGTGAAGTACTCCTGGCGAATGTGCGTGGCAGCGTAGCGGATGGCATCCATGGCATCATCGTACAGCTTGACGGGCTCATCCATGATTTGGTCACCGACCTTCTTCCACTTGTAGTTCTCGTATTCCTTCTTGAGCCGCACATCATCCTCGCAGACCACACCAAAGCTCTTCATGTTGTCGATGCCCTTCTTGACCACCTTGTTGGCATTCTGCACGTCATAGCCAGCGTTGTTCATCTCAGCGATTATCTCGGGTCGTGCGTAGTCAGCCACGATGGTCACGCTCTTCTCGATGCCAAGGTTGCCGAGCTTGTCGATGAGGTTGGTCGTGGTGAGGTAGCTCTCGTAGATGACTGGCTCGATGTAGATGTCATTGTCGCACCAGTAGACCCTCATCAGGGCTGTCGGGTGATTGTATCCGAAGTCGAGCCCATACACAAAGTTAACGA